CTTAGCGTCATTTACAAGCTGTTTAACTTCCTGCTGAGGGTCAGGCTTTCCAGACGAATGCAAAAGGTAGTTACAGTAAAACTCAAGAGGATGATGAGCCTTAGCATAAGCACTCCAGTAAGCGCAAATAGCGTAAGAAACAGCGTGAGACTTATTGAAAGCATACCTGCTGGATTTTTCAATCCAACTAAAAATCTCTTCAGCAACTTCATCGCTTACAACCCCTTTTTTAGACGCGCCTTTGAGGAATGATTCTTTGACCTTAGCCATAAGGTCTGCCTTCTTCTTACCAATCGCTTTACGCAGGTTATCAGCTTCTTGAAGATCAAAGCCAGCAAGCTGCTGAGCTATCTGCATAGACTGTTCTTGGTAAACAAGGACTCCTTGAGTTCCTTTTAGAATTGGCTCAAGAGATGGATGAAGATAAGTTATCTCTTCAGCTCCATTCTTTCTGTCAACAAAGTGTTGGGTCATTGTTTTGCCATCTACTATGGCTTTGAGGGTTCCCGGTCTGATAATTGATATCAGAGCAGAAAGCTCTTCTATATTTCTTGGTTGAACTCTTTTAGCCCAAGACTTGCCTAAGTTACTTTCTAGCTGGAATACACCTTTAGTTCTTCCAGAACATATCAAGTCCCAAGTCTGAGTATCATCAAAATTAACTTCAAGTGGATTGAAATCAGACATAACTCACCTTAATTTATCAAATATATGTTTCACCATCCGCAAACGATTTTTCAAATGTTATTTTTGGAGCTACTCTTCTATGAAGCTTCATGAATCGAATCATTAAATTGGCTGTATCTTTAACATCTTGCAATGCATCGTGAGCATTTTCTTTACTCATACCAAATAGGTCTCGCATTGAATCCATGCTTAATGACTTTACGTCGGCATTGTTTTCCATCCACATCCACATAGTATCCATTACATCAACTCTGTGAATTTTATTAAATAAAGTTTGCTTTCCGGTCTTCTTGTCAATTGGCCCGTATAGTTCACACATTCTCTGTACAATCGGCATATCAAAGCCAACAATATTGTAGCCAGCTGCGATTGGTGCGTAAAACGGCTTGTTCTTAAAATTGTACCTATTTACAAAGTTTGTAAATTTCTTCCAAACTGTTCGTTCCGATGGAGCTTTTGCCAATTCTTCTCTGGTTTTTCCGTTGACTGCTAGAGCCTCGTCTTCGATGGGGTCTAGTCCCATACTAATAGCTTCGTCGTCGTCCAATACAGGACGTATGAGGCTTTCAAAGTAGCCATCCGGTTGCAATGTTAAGTTTCTGCCATGAATCGCAACTGCGGCAATTTGGACAGGCTGGGTTTTATCAGGATTTCTAGAACCTGTTTCAAAATCAAATACAATTATGTCTCTATAATTCATCTCATTTTCCTTCTCAACTCAAAAAATTTATTCAATGCTTCTTCTATATCTTCATACAGACCACTAAACGAACGACAGTGAACCTGATATTTTATCTTTTTATTCATTGGTTCATAAAAGTCATTTATCATGCATATGCTAAGACCTTTGTATTCACTATAGCGTCCACTCGTTATTCTTTCTCTAACGTTTTGTTTGTAGCTTTTTTTATACATCTTTTTTCTCTAATTGATCTCTTATACCCATTAGTTTATCCATTAAGGAAATACCCAGTATATCAAATTTGACATGACCCATTGATTCAAGGTCGTTCATTTCCATTCCGGCTATTTTGTCGGAGCTTCTTTTGTCTCTAACCATTGGGCAAACATCATCTAGTTTATGAGAAGATATTACGACTCCTGCTGCGTGTTTGCCTTGTGACTTAAATGTTCCTTCAATGCGCATAGCTTGCTTAAAATATGTAGCTAGATTTCCTTCTAGCTCTCCATCATCATTTAGCCTGCAATAGTCTCTCAAGGCTTCTGGCTGGTTCATCAATGTCCATTGAATCACAGATGGCTCATCCATTTCAGCCAGTTGGTCAGAGACTTCGTGTTCGTGAGGCAGGCTCTTCGTTATCTCTTTCATTTCTTCGTATGGACAAGCTTCATTTATTCTCAAAACTTCTGTTAATGAACTTCTTCCTTGAAGTCTTCCAAATGTCACCATTTGACCAACTCTATCATTGCCATACTTTGATCTAATATAATCTATTGTCTCGTCTCTTTTGGTAGCTGGGACATCAATGTCGATATCTGGTAAAGATACGTGTCCTCCAGTATTTCTACCGGCATTATAAAATCTCTCAAAGATCAAGCCATATTCCATTGGGTCAACTTGAGTTATCCCAACTAAGTATGATACTAGACATCCAGCAGCAGAACCTCTACCCGGACCGGGAATGTAATTCTTCTCTACTACACTGTTTACAATATCTCTAACGATTAAAAAGTAACCAGCTAAATTAGCTTCACTAATTACATCAAGTTCCTTTTTTATTTGTTCTGTATAAAGGTCTTTTGATTGTTGGTTGTTTATTTTCCCACTAGGTTCTAACCTGTTCTTCCAGCCTTCTCTACACAGTTGTCTTAAATATTGGTCTTCTGAAATTTCTTGTGGGCATTTGAATTTAGGCAGCATTGGCTGGCCTAAGATATTATAGTCTTCACACATAGAAGATATTTGCATCGCCATGTCAATTTCGGCGGCAGTGTTTACCTGTTGTATTTCTTCTAGCGTTGGTATATGAAAAGAGTTTGAATTTAAAAAACCACTAAATGCTGAATCGCCAGTTTCTTTTAATCTGCTCTTTGCTTTGCGAAGAGTGGTTTTCATAGAGGAGCATAACAGTAATAATTGATCTTCTGCATCCTCTCTTCTTGGGTAGTGAGAATCAGCAGTTGCAACAGACTGGAATTTGTATTTCTTGGCAATATACCTTAAGCCTTTAGCAACAACGGTGGCTGCTGGAGATTTGTCTTGGTCTATTGCTTGTATTTCTATAAAGAAATTGTCTTTGCCAAATATTTCTTTGTACTTATTCGCTATGAACAAAACGTTGTCAACCCAATCGGGATGAGTAAACCTTATAGCCTCTTCTTCTGTTTTAGCATTGTAAGCAGACTTTGGATCAATAAATATTGCATTTGCCAAGTCGCTGCCAAGATGACCACTAAATGCTATGAGGTTTCCATCTGCAAATTGACCGAGAGTATTTAAGTCAAGTCTTGGCTTGTAATAATAATTTTCTTCGTCATTGCTTTTAGAAACAGCTTGGATTAGGTTATGCCAACCCTTTTTGTTTTTAGCAAGCACGCAAAGATGACTAAGCTTCTTATTTTCGTCGTTCTTCACAGTGCAATCTTGCTGGCTTAGGTAGAACTCGCAACCAAGAATAGGTTTAATATTCTTTTTCTTCATTGCCTGAGTGAAAGATACAGCCCCTGATATAGTGCCGTGATCCGTTAAGGCGCAAGAAGTATAGCCAACCTCAGAACATCGTTCAGCAACCTGTGAAGGCTTACTGAGGCCATCTAGGAGGCTATAGTGCGTATGAAGGTGTAGTGGTGTCCAACTCATTTTTTATCGCTATCGTCTGCCAATCTTCCACCGCCATCTCCGTAGGTGGCGATTTTGTCAATTTTCCCAAAACTCTCAACAACCTTGACTATACCCCTATGTTTTATCTGGTCACGAATATATTGGCAAACACTTTTTTCAGCGCCTTCCTTATAAGGCTGGCTAAATTTGCAAAGTTTTTGACATTTCCAGTGACTGTTTTCATTGGAGAGTAATCTTGGTTGCTGAATATCTCTTATCTGCTCAAACTTTTGCCTAAGTATATCTTCGGCTTTTTGGTAGTCATCCTCGTCAAAAACCATCGAGAATAATCCGCCGCTATTGATGTAATAAATACTAACCGAGAACTCTCGTTCTGGGTACATATTTTTCAGAGCGTAGTAGTATAGCAAAAGCTGAGTGTCTTTTTGCAACTTTTCGTGAGTTTTTTCTTCTCCCGTAGCCCAATTTATTCTTTTGCCGGTTTTGTAATCCAGAATTTCGTAATATTCGTCGTCATGTTTTAAGATGAGGTCAACGGTTCCTTTGATTGATAGATAACCCTCTATGGTCTGATCTTCAAACTCGTACTTGTACTTTGCCCAAGGTTTCTTAATCTCAATGTCAAAGAAAAGCTCTGTTGCAAAAACTTCTTGGTTTCTTGGATCTAAAGCTCCGCCTTGATAAGCTACAGCTTTTTCTGCCCAACGAAGACATTGCCTTTTTTCTTTCTCCCCAAGGTTAACTTCTGGAAAAGCATTTGTGTAATACTCAAAAGCTATATCATTAAGAAGCTCAAGATCGTCGCATTCTTCTAGAGTTAGATTCCTTCCAGTCTCTTCATCTTCTACAATATCTAAACCTTTGTTCATAGCGACTTTTTTGTCGCCAAGCGTTTGCATAACTTTATGGGTAATAGTACCCATCAAAGCTTTTGCATTTGTCTTGTCTTTGAAAGAGAGATTGTATTGCAAAAAGTATTTTTGCTGACAAAATTCTAAAGTTCCAAGACTACTGCTCCTGTGGTAACAGACTATCATCTAGTGATTCCAATTCTGATATAGGCAGATTGTACATGTCTGCGTGAGCTACGAAGTTATTTGAAGGATCAAGCTCACCTTTTGGTACAAACCTAGCTTCGGCAAAATAATCTTCAGGTTCCATTTGTCCTAATATTTCTATATTTCTAATTCCGTAGTATCTAGCAACGCCATTCTCATCTTTTCTGTAATCATCAAAATGTATGTTTACAAAAATATAAAGTTCAGGTCTTTGATGCACACTGGTTTTGGCTATCGAGACTTCGTAAAAGCCACGGTCATTTCCATCATCATCAATGCACGAAACAGTCCTTCTTTTAGTTTTTACTTCTACTTTTCGTTCGTCTCTAGTGGTGATATCAAAATTATATTTTCCAGAGCCTTCGTCACAACTAGTTATTTCAGCTCCAATATAAGACGCAACAGCTTCTTCTCCTAAGTAACCGGCAGCATTGCCGCCACCCCTAAGTATTGAATTTTTTATTTTGCCTAGTTTTTTGGCTTTATTCTGGGCGTTAGTCACCATTCTATCATCCCAGTCTATTCTTATGATTTTGTTGTCAGCCATCCCCATCCTTTCATTACTTCCATGAGAGCCATGTTAGTTTGATCAATATTCATATCAGCGTTATGAATAACATAATCAAACTCGTCGTATCCATCCAAAGCTGTTTCGCTATCGTGTTCATCTTCGTGAGGCTTTCTAGTAAGTCTAATAACTTTGCCGCCAGCCTTCTGAATAGACTCTACCTCGTTTGGAAACCTAACATCGGGAACAATCGCTAATTGTGTTCCGCTAGATAGGATTCTATTTATGCAAGCGCTAGTCCAAATATCAGGCTTGATGCCTCTACAAACGTCTGTACCGAAGTGTTGCAAAAATTCTCTTGCTGTCATGAAGCCACTAGCATTTATTATATTCGGCATGTTCTCCCACTTTATATTAATGGGGGTATTCTTATCTTCGTCTGTTCCGTAGCATTGCTCTTCTGTTAATCCAAACAGTTGTATTGCGATTGACTTCAAAGGATCTGCAAAGCTAAACGATCTAACAAAAGGCCATATGTTTCTAGAGGCGTACTCTAAAAACTCTTCGTCTTGACGATTTACATCTAGCATACCAAGACCTTCGATCTCTTGACCATTTTCATCAATTTCAGTTGCATTTACGAATAAGTTTCCTTTTTCATCCATTAGAAACTTTTCAAACACATCATTGAATCTAAGTTGGTATCCATGCAAGAAAGTTGCACAGGTACTTTTCCCACTTTGTTTAGCTCCAGAAAATCCAATTATATTAGTCATTAGTATAGCCTTTAAGTTGTGGTTTCAAATGCTCGTTTATTTCTTCAATAGACATCTCGCCAACATCGTTAGCAGGTATATCTATATCTATAATATTAAACAAGTTGCTGCATTTTTTCCTAATTTTTTCTTTGGCATTTTGTCCAGCCCCATCGCTATCAGTCAAAACAACCAAATTTAAAATGTTCATATTTTTTAGTAGCTCAATTTGTACGTCAGATAAACTAGCACCAAACATTCCAACTACATTTTTTATTCCAGACTCCCAAAGTCTCCAAACATCTCCTTGACCTTCAACTAATATGGCAGTACCACATGATTTTATAAAGTCTTTGGATTTGTTTAGAGCATAAAGCCATATGTTTTTTGAAAAACCTTTACTGTTTTTCCATTTCATATTGCTGTTTTCTATCATTGACCTACCAACACATCCAACAAGCACCTCGTGTTCTTCATCGTAAACCGGAACGACAACCCTATTACTCATTGGTTTACCAGCATCTAAACAAACGCCAACATCAAATTCATTTAAAACTTCTTCAGTAAAACCACGCCTCAAATAATAGTTAGGAGGCATGTGAAGCCTACCTCTAACTTTGTCTCTAGTATTATTTTTACTAGTGACTTTGACTTCTTCTCTTTTGTTTAATCCAAACTCTAGAGCAGAAGGACCATCTTTGAAAGTTACATTTTTAGCTTCTTCAAGAACTCTACTTCCATTAATTCCAAAAAAGTTAGTACAGAATTCAATTACTTCATGAAACTTGACAATAGAATCTTGATCAATTTCTCCAGATTCTCTAGCATCTCTCGTAAGTAAGGCTCTGACAAGACCAATAGGGGTATTGATAAATTCAGACATACAGGTTTCTCCATAACTTTCAGACCAACATTTCCATCTTCCATAGTATGGATGGTCAGGTTCTAAGTTAATGGAAAACCCCATAGGGTTGTTACCTCTATGAATTGGACATGGGCATGAGCCAAGACCCACCTCCATTCTAGTCCCAAAGTGTTCAAGCACTCGGTATATATTGTTGATAATTAAATCATCATACACCTTGAGTTGTTTAGATCGTTCTTGTTTATCTTTGGACAAACTGAAGCTCATCAAAGTTTCTTTCATCAAAATGGTTTTTCAGGATCAATATCTTCTTCTATCTTGAACTCTTCTTGTTTGTCATCGAGTTCGTTATCGAAGCCTTCTTTTTCTTTTTTATTTGCAAGTATGTATTCTGATTTGGTGAAGCCTTCGTCAATTCTTCCAAATTCACCATTAAGGTGCATGTTAATGTAATCAAAGTCGTCAGAGAGTCCACCGCCGTGTCTAGCAATCAAAGGCACTAGTTTACGATTTCCGCTTTCGCCACCGTCTTCGGCTATTTCCTCCTCAGATTTTTTCTTAAAGATCGTTAGACTGCTACAAAACCATGAAAGTCTATCTGATCCACTAATAACATCTTCAGATTCACGAGTAATTCCATCTCTATTAAGTTGAACGAAAGACAAGCAAGGAACTTTTTCTTTAATTGTAAAGTTTACGAGCTGCTGCATTTGATAACCCAAAGCTTGAAACTCTTTCATGTCGTTCATTTGAGACGCACTGGTCAACTTCAAGTAGTCATAAATAATTAAACATGGGTTGCTAATTCCATTCTCATCGTACCCAACTTCTTTCTTAATCCATCGTCTCATTATGGATAATGTCTCATCAAAGCTAGTTCCTGCAATAGTGACATACTTGTAAGGAATTTCTTTTAGTTTTTCTACACCTTGTTTTACACGCTCCTGCAAACCACTTGATTTTCCAAATTGACCTGTAGAAATATCATTTATAAGTAATATTTTAAATGGTTATGCAAATTTATATAGATTTACATATATGATTAATGAAATAGTAAATATAGAAGAATTAAGAAAAAATATATATGTTAAGATAAATTTTATTAATT